CTAAGTCAAGAACAAGATCAGCCCCGTTGATACTCACCAATAGCGAGTCCACAATGGGCAAACGCAGCAATCTCATCTCGGGTATCGGCGGCACCATCGGCGGCACCATCCCTAGTATGGATTACAGCTGCACACTCAGGACGTAGAACGCCTGTACCAGCCATCATCGAAGCGACAGTGAACGAAGTGTTGCGTCGAATATCATCAACGTTATCAACCTTCAGACCCTGAAGTCGAAGACCAGCAATAGCCTCGGGAGTCCACATCACGGCACGAATACCGTAAGTCATTGCCGTAGTGTCGGCATCATCACTCAGACGGAAGTCCAAGTTATACTTGGCTTCACCAAGATCAGTACCACTACCGCCGTCATACTTATCACGAAGCTGATCCGAACCGTGGTTCGTCTTGATAATGGTACAACCCATGTACTCAAGAGCGTCGTGCAATTGACCCAGACTTTGCCCGAATGGAGCACCAAGACCACCGGCCTGAGCAACGCCACCAAACATTGGCTGAGCATCTCTAGCCTCAGCAGCTGTACGAGCAACACCAAGTGCTCGAATATCCATGAAGCAAGCGGGGCTTACTGCCATGTATAGATTCCCGTAAGGAATGTTATTTTCCTGAAGGAAAACAATGTAATCCTCAATCTTTGACAAAGCTGTCAAAGCACCGAGAGCACGATCAGCCACATCAGCACCCGAAGAACCCCAAGATCTTAACTTAAGGGCATCTCCATCATCGCTACCATACAGAGCCTCGTCAAGATTAAGAGACGGGCGAGGATCGCTTTGCACCTGACTCGTCATCGCTGCACGGCAAAGGTACGAATACAATTGCTTATCTCTAGCATTAGCTAAAGTCATTGCAGCCTGTCGTGCAAGCTCACTACGGAACTCCCACTGGGTCTGCATCAAGTCAACGTTATCAATCTCAAAGTGAGCGGCCATTGGTCGCTTGTCTAAAACCACTTTGAAAGTCGATGCGGTTGCATCTTCGCCACCGATGAGTTCTTCACCAGCATTCCACGAGGGATGCAGTGACACGGTGCCTGTGATGGGAAATTCCATCGTAGTACCGCTAGCAATTGTCTTAGTCCCGACTAAGGACTCAAACATATTGTACTCATCATACGCATTAATTACTTCGCCCGCCCAAATAGGAAGCCAAAGCTTACCACCAGTAGTATTACTACCAGATATACCATCATACGCATTAGTACTAGTTCTATAAGTTAAACCACCGCCATCTGCTGGAAAATCATGTCCAGCTATATCTTCTTCTGCCATTTTCATTTCTCCTTAGAAATTTAAAACTATTAATTAAAAGCGGATTTAATTCTTAGCTTTCGATTGTTCCCGAGGGAGTCTAATACTAATGGCTCGTTCTATTTCTGACAATACCTTGTCTCTTTATCCAAAGAGGGGCGTAGTCAACTTAATCAGTTGCCTATGGGTCCGCAAAAACCCTTATTGTCGTAGATTATTCCAGTCTGTCATAGACATTCTTTGTTCTACCATGTGCCTATATTTAGGCTCCATCATAAACTTAGGATCGTTTCGTTCAGCTGTGAATTCTCTCTTAGTACTATACGGACGTACACCAGTCTCACTTGCCGAAACGGTAGCGAGATTGGGATTCTTTGTAGGTTCCGCAGCCTTTTGAGATACCACAGCTTGATCATACATAGACGATAATCCCCGTAGGGTCACCTCGTATGATGGGGACGCAAGTCCTATGTTTATCATTTGTTGATCTTCTGAGCTAAGATTCCTACTAGCCCAGTCGAATATATGTTGTAACTTTTCCTGTCCTCCAACAACATTGGAGGCTTTAGAAAAGTTTTCTCGTAGCCTAGCCTTCTGACCAGACACGTAATCATCAATCATCTTATCTGAGAAGCCTGTTTTAGTTTGAATCTCAGCCCTAGTTTCATCTGAAATTTTACCCGTAGCCGCCATCTCCATACCCCAAGCTTCGTATGTTTCTTGGTTTACTCCAACGGTTGCAGCTTCCACAGCTGTCGCTTCTTGAATTTCTTTAGCTTGAATTCTAAGCTGAGGGCTATCTTCTGTAAGTATAGGGGCAACCTCAGCCTGAGTCTCTGCTACAGGTTCGGGCTCTTCTGGGTTACCTGCTGTTTCCGCATACTGCTTACGTAGTTCAGCCATCTCCTGCTGCCCCTTGGTATAATTACTCTGAGCTTCCTTGAGACTGGAAAACCACGAATCAACATCCTTGAAGTTATCTGGAACCTTCTCTCCGGAGGTTTCTACATAAGTCTTAAACGCTTTCTTTTCTGCTTCTACTTGAGCATCTTCAACCTTTCCTGAAGGAAAAGTAACTGAAGTTGGTTCAGGATTAGAAATTCCTACATTAAGCTGAGTCCCGTCAGAGGATTGTTCAACTTGTTCATTAGACATAAATCATAAACTCCTTATTATTTACCTTGGCTGGGGGGGCCGCCCATACTAACAAACGACAGTGTCCTGCCGCTTGGTCTTTGAGCAAGTCTTTGGCTCGCTTTTGATTTAATCGTACTAGCAGCTCCCATGGGCTTAAACTTCATGGGGGGTTTCCTAGTAGCGTTCTTCTTCTTTTTCTTTGCCATACTATTTCTCCTTATACGGTGACCCCTGTTCTTGGTGGATTAGTTTTATAGGGGTGTGCTGAATGTAGGAAGGATGTCTGAGCATATTTATGTGCTAGATACCCTTCCAAGTTTTTAATATCATCAGTACTCAAAGTACCGTTGTAGAACATGATTTCGTAAATCTCTCCAGTAAACGTATTTACTGCTTGTCTATTTGTCAAGTATTCTTTTCCGCCAATAAAGAATTGCTGCGAGTTATCAATATCCACACTTTCAGTTCCCGTAATGTTGGTATCGTTTATAGAAAGATTAGCAAGCTTAAGGAACTGATCTCCTCCAGACCTGCCTACAGTAAGTATTACTGGCCTTTGCGCTACCGGCGATGACACTTGTGTAGACGAACCATCGAAGTAAACTTTATACCTCTCGGGCGAAGAGCCGGAGCCCGTCGAGAGAACAGATAAAGCAAAGTCCTTAGTACCATCAGAACACAACACATACTTCTCAGCAACACTGATTGCACCAAACTCTACTAACATAGTTATGGAAAAGTCTCCTGTACCGGGATCTAGTTCACCATCTCCAGACTCATCCGTAGAATATATCCACTGGGTTCCATCAAACCCCATGCCTTTAAAATCATTTAAAGGAGAAGTAAACGTCGGGCAAGAAGCCGAAGTCCATGTATTTTCCCAGATAACTCCATTACCAGATCGGTCACTGGCTTGAGCGATTATATCAGCATCAGTATCTAGAGGATGATAGTATTCTGGACTCAGCCAGCATACAAGATTAGTACTTCCTAACTCTGCTGGAGTCCAGATAGGGCCGAGGCGAATATTCCAATCGACATCCCAATCTTCTGGAACCTTAAAGCTTTTATTATTAAGCATCTGTTCTCTAACAGAAAGAACGTACTCTCTCGAACCTTTTGAAATAAGATTAGAATGATTAGCTTTTAAGATACTAGTTGTAGTATTACCTCTGATCTCTAGCTTATGTAAAGGAGTTTCTATTCCCATTCTAAAACTTCCCTATGATAATATTAAACACCCCTGCAAATATAACACTGAAGAAGAAAGAGGCGACGTATATTTTAGTATCAAGAATTGTTAACTTCTTCTCAATCTTGGAGAGGCGGCGATCTATTAAAGTAAGTTCGGTATTAGCCCTCTCTAATTCATGAATAATATGGACCTTGTATTCGTTCCATCCATTTGGGGAAGACATCTCAATAAGCTCCGACAAAGGTAAGTCTGCCGGAAGTTCCAGCCGTAGTTAGATTATAATTAAACACTAGTCTATACGCTGGATAAGAAGTCACCCCCTCGGGTAAAGTAAATAATTTAATTCCTGTTTCATTAGCAACTACATCACTGGCCACCTCAACCGGAGTAGTCCAATCTGTGCCATTAGTAGAGTATTGAATCCCAAACTTAGGGGTAGCCGCTGCTAAACCTCCTGCAAAAGCTTTTGGAAGAACAGAACAGATCTCTTGAAACTCGCTGTTATAAGCAACAGCAGTATTTCCCTCAGTTCCTCCAACATCTTGGGTAATTGTTAGGGCAGTTCCACTACGAGTTGCCGTCAAGCCATTAGCATAGCCATGACCTGAGCTTGTCTCATTAATAGCATCCTTCAAAGACTCAGCAGCATTCTCTGCACTACCTTTACGAGACCACTTGTTCTTAGAAATATCTACAGCCTCATCAACACCACCTGTAAAGGCGGCGGGAGGATTAACACTGGTAGAATCTGTAAAGGCAGTACCACCAGTAAAGGCAGTTTCACCACTAGCCGTAACACCAGTTACTAAAGTTATAGCTGTGTTACCATCAGATCCAGAAGTAGTTTGAGTTAATAAAAAATCTACTTGTGATCCATCAGCAATGGTGTCAACAGTACTAGGAGTAATTGTCATATCTAATTCGCCTGCGTCTATTGCTGTCTTGCATGCAATCCACAACGCCTGCGTAGCCTTCCTGACTTCACTACCGCCACTAATATCTCTGGTGTTGAGTATCCATCTATGGTCCCCATCATCGGAAGAAGTATCACCAAAGTTCTTAGTGGGGTCTGTGTGGAGGGTTACAGTTGAAGCGTCAGCATTTCTTAATATAAAATCTGTACCATCTTCATCATCCAAAGCAGCAGTACCTATAATTGTAGCTGTTGCGGCTGTGACCGTAGAAAGTGCAATCGCCGTATTAGTGGCAGCAGCAGCATCCCGTGCCTTTAAATAAACTTTACCGTTAGCCGTTGTAGCATCAGTATCTGATACCTGATTAGCGTAAGCTTCTAAGTTTGGTAAACCACTAGATGAATTAATAGCAGCTACTAAGTTTGCAGCAGCGTCGATCGCGGAAGTAGGCTCACCAGTTGTGCTGGCATCATCTACAGCAAACAAAGTATACCCATCCAATGAGGAACCATTTGCTGTTCCCTGAGCAGCAGCTTTAAAGCTAACAGAAGCAATCGCCCCATCAAAGTAAGAGGTAAGAGTAATATATTCATTGAGCGTAGCAGCCTTATTGAATGTAAAGGTAGCTGAGCCAGAAACTCCAAGTGTACTCACTCCAAAGTAAGTCCTCGTCTGTCCCCCAGCATCAGTAAACTGTACATAGGGATCAGTTGACAAACT